ACTAGATCCAAAGGAACACTTGAGTAGGCTTAGCAGGCTGAAAGAGATGAGGCGTGTTGTATTTTGTCGGCCGAAAGGTTGATGAAGCAACTGGGACAGCACGTCTTGGTGGATTAGCATTAGCTCAATGGTAGAGCAATTCCCTGCATAGGAATTGGTTCCGGCCTCAAAACCCGGATGCAATCAAAAGCAAAAGCTCTGTCCCGGTGGTGTGTAACAAGATGCCTAATTCTCGGCTGGGTCGTCGTCTTCGGGCGGCGGGTCGGAACCGAGGCACACGGAAGCTCGCAAGGCAACCGAGTGTTGGTGGGAAGATTTTCGTTGGGGCGCAACCCCTTAATGGCCAGCGATGGTCAGCGGAGAAGGAACCGCCGAGAGCACGCCATGACGCGAGAACAGCCTCTCGCCTAGTGCCTTCGGGCTCGCTAGGGAAAAGGCGGCATTGACCGGTTACTCTTTGACCCGCAAGGGCAGGGGGTGGATGATCGAGGAAAGTCCATCGCAAGTGGGCCATAATCTCGGAAGGCCGGTCGTTTAGCCTGTAGTCTCAGGGCTTTACAACTCCACTGTCTCTGGCCAAGAGGCAGCGCTCAGTCCGCGATGGCGGACCACCCAGCCCGCCCCTTCGGGGGCGGGTTTTTCGTGTTAGGGTAGGACCCTTGCTATGAAATAGGCCAGCGATTCCTCTGTCCTTTTAGGACATGAACTGGTCAGGTGATCGGCGCCGGTCACTTGAACGGTTGGTGGTGTTACCGTCCCAAGCCACTACGGGCGCCCGGTCAGCTACGGCTCACCGGGCGTTCCTATTTTGGTTTACGACAATATTGCGACTAGACCGATGTTCGGGGTAGGTTGACTAATCGAAACCCAGTCAAGGTTACGTCGCGATGAATGCTGTCGAACTCGAAGTCCATCTTGAAGACAAGCCGCCCCCGGCTCTTCATTATGGGCGCACCGATCTGAAAATACTCGGTGGAGACTTGGCAGCCCTCGCGCAACTCTCATTCAACAAGGGTCAACGCGAAGCGACCTACGAATGCGAGGGCCAGTGGTTTCGCTATCGAGCGGGTGGATCACCGTTCGAGGTGAACGTCACTGCGTTCACGAAAAATGGCGAGAAGCGTCTCTTCCGCCTGTTCAACAACGGCGACGGCCTCGTGTTCGAGTTCGGCCGGTTGAGAGACCTTACCCCGGCAGCGAAGATCGCCCTTCAGAGCGCCAAAGACCGCGCCGTCATCATTCCCTTCCGCATTTGAATTTCGACTCGCCCCGCTGAGCGGTGCTAGAGTTGCTGTATTGTTTTAGGAAATTTCAGTGCTTGAACAGCTTGCCTCGGTGCATTGGCTGTCGGTCTTCCTCTTCGCGGCGTGGATACTTCCGGTTCCCTACTTCGTGCAGTCGAACATCGACGCTCTGGTCAATGCGGATATCGGACTGTCTGAACTCAAGATCAAAATCAGCGCGACCGTCTTCGGCTTCTTGTGGCCCTACTTGATGGTGCGCGGAATTTTGCAGCTAATTTTTGGACCCAGAAAATGAACATCACCACTCGAACAGACGGGATCATCGAAGTCGAGATCACCGACGAAATGGTTTCGGCCGCGCGCGCCAAGGCCCAAGAGATGGGCGCCCTGAAGAACTCGATCCGGCGCGGCGACGGGAACCTCGCTGGCTTTCTCGGGGAAGAAGTGGTTCGCGCTGCTTGGGGCGGAACCTCCGAGGACAACACCTACCAGCACGACATCGTCTTCGAAGATGAAAACGGAACGGTCACGTTCGAGGTGAAGACCAAGGATCGCACCGTCCCACCCCGCCTCGATTACGAAGCATCGGTCGCCAACTTCAACACCTCGCAGCGCGCCGACTTCTACGTTTTCGTGTCGCTCTATCGGGTGAAGGAAACGGGCGACTACACGCGCGGCTACATCATGGGTGTGATCGAAAAAGAAGCCTACAAGACCCGCGCCACGTTCCTGAAGGTCGGGGACACCGACCCGTCCAATGGATGGAAGGTCTCGGCCGATTGCTACAATCTGCCCTACGCCGATCTGGCGCGATAATAGGCAGATGCCGGGTATATAGTTTCTCTAATCGAGCAAACAGAAGAAAACGATCTAATCAGCGTTAAGTTATGTGAGAATTTGCTGCACTGCGGTATAAGTAGGGGTGACTACAGAAAAGGAACCCATGTTATGCCTAATGCAAAGAAAGCCGTTGTCTTTTTGGACAAGTATACCACGAACGCTATGCTCATCCTCGCGTTCACCCCGCTCTTCGCCGGGATCATCATCGTCGCCCAAAATATCTGATTGACGAGGGATTCTGGTTGCACTAAATAATAACCAGTGATCCCTTGTAGCTCAGTTGGTAGAGCATTCGACTGTTAATCGAATTGTCGTAGGTTCGAGCCCTACCGGGGGAGCCATTATATCACGGTATAAATAGAGCCATGAAACTCGTAACTCTGGCTCTACTTACCGCTTTCAATCTGCTCGGCGTGGCTCCCGCCACCGCAGCGATTATCGACTATCCCGCCAAAGTCGTGAAGGTTATCGACGGCGACACCATCAAGGTTGTCGTCGCCGGATGGCCCGCGCCTTACAACCCGGACGATGTTCGGATCGACGGCATTGATACTCCCGAGAAGCGTATGCCGCCCGCCAAGAGTGCGTGCGAAGTGAAGCTCGGTGAAGCGGCATCAGCCTACGCTAAGACGGTCATCCGAGTGGGCTCGACCGTCGTCGTGCACTACGACACCACGAAGCATGACAAATACGGCCGTCTGCTCGGCACGGTAACGCTCGAAGACGGTCGCGACTATGGCAAGCTCATGGTTGCTGGCGGCTATGCCAAAGCCTACGACGGCGGCACCAAAGCGATCTGGTGCCCGGTTCATCTGGCGCCCACGCCCGTTGTTCCCGCCCCGGCTCCGGCCCCTGCTCCGGTCATTCCCCACTAAGAAGTAGTTGACCAAAATTTAATTCGTGAGAAGATGCGATTCTATTCTCGCGGAGTCTCCATGTTTGGTTTTGGTGAACAAGAACCGGTTCCAGCCCGTCCCGAAGCTGCTGCTTTGGGCGCGGCCCTGACTGCGTTTATCGCGGCGGATCGTGACTTGGAAAAAGCCATGGACTCGGTGCCCAACTATACGGGCCAGTGGGACTCCAAGGACTACTACGCTGAACAGCAGGAAGCCTACAACCGCGCCGCCGATGCGTTGGCGGACGCGGTGAAGGCGTGCAAGTAAAGGAAACAGTGATGGGTGTTACTCGCAGGCGCGCGACGGTTCTGCCACAAACTCTTTGTGCTGATCCGTGGCATTTGGTCAGGTTCGAGGGCGGCATTCGCCTTTGCTATCTGACCAAGCTGTTCGGCGGCGGCATCGTCCCCGGTCCTGCCAATGGCGGTCGGGGCTATATCGTGGACGACGAAGGCGAACTGGTGAGCGAACACCCCGAACCCGTTGTGTTCAATCAAGCCGAACTGCTGTATGCTTGGCGCAATCGCCCGTCGGCGGTTCAACTGGAAAAAGCGAAGCGCCGGGAATTGCTCGACGCGTAATTGAGGAACCACATTGTGGGTGCGTTGGAAGCGAAGTCATGGCCGTTTGAGCAAGCCCGCACGCTTCTGAAGCATGTGGTCTCCAAGCGCGTGCCTGCCGCTGAAATCCGTGACGCTCTCGCTCTCACCAGCCAAGGTCAAATCCTTGAGGCCGTGGAACGCTGGCCCGTTCTGGCCGCGCGCCCAGTCACGTTCGAGACCGGCTACGGCCCGTCCGGCGCCCCGCACGTCGGGACGTTCGGCGAAGTCGTCCGCACCCAGATGGTGCAATGGGCGTTCCAAGAACTGACTCGCGGCCTCGTGCCGACGCGACTGATCGCGTTCTCGGACGATTACGACGGCTTCCGCCGCGTGCCCGAAGGTCTACCCAAGAGCATGGAGGCCCAACTCGGCCGCCCATTGTCGTGGGTGGACGATCCGTTCGGTGAGTTCGAGAGCTTCGCGGAGCGGAACAACACCGCGCTACGGACCTTCCTCGACCGGATGGAAGTCGAATACGAGTTCATCTCGTCCACCGATACCTATCGGAATCACGGACAAGAGTTCGAACCGGTCCTGCGGCAAATCTACGACAACTATGACGCCGTGCAGGCGATCATGCTGCCGACGCTCGGCGGCCAAGGCGGCAACCGTGCCGAGACCTATTCGCCGTTCATGCCGATCAGCGATTACGGTGGTGGGGTGCTGGACAACGCGAACGTGCGCCTGACCGGCAACTACATGATCTCCTACACCGACGACGGTCACGAGATGGAGACCAACATCTTCCACGGCTTCGTGAAGCTGCAATGGAAGGTCGATTGGGCTCTTCGCTGGATGACCTTCGACGTGGACTACGAGATGCACGGGAAGGATTTGATCGACAGTGCCGTGCTCAGCACGCGTATCTGTAAGGCGTTGGGTTACACCCCGCCGGTCACCTACTTCTATGAACTGTTCCTCGACGAACAGGGCCGCAAGGTCTCGAAGTCGCTGGGCAACGGTATGAGCATGGAAACGTGGATGCGCTACTCGGCCACCGGGCCGCTGGCGCACTTCATGTTCATGTCCCCGCGCTCGGCGAAGATTTTTGCCCCGAGCGTGATCCCGCGCGTGACCGATGAGTATCTCAAGGCGTTGCACGCCTTCCCGTCGCTCGAAGGGAAGGCTTGCCTCGACTCGCCCGTCTATCACGTCCACGGCGGCTCCCCGCCGCCCTACGAGGTGGATGTGAGCTACAGCTTGCTCATCAACCTTGCGACGGTCTCCGGCGCCAAGGATGCCGAGACGCTGATGAACTATCTGGACCAGTATCGGTCACTGTCCGTGGGTCAGCGCGCTTTCATCGCCTCGCTGGTGCCGGGCGTGATCGCCTACGTGCAGGAGCAGATGGAGCCGAAGGTGCGCCGGGCTCCGACGCCGCACGAAGCGCGGGCTTTCGCCGAACTGGCCGACACGTTGGAAAACCTCAGCGACGAGTTGGACGCCGAGGGCTACCAGTGGCATGTCTACGAGATCGGCAAGTCGTTCATGTTCGAACCGCTGCGCGACTGGTTCAAGGCCATCTACGAAGTCTACTTCGGCGATGAGCAGGGGCCGCGCTTCGGCTCGTTCATCGCTGCTTACGGCCGCGAGCGCACCATCGAGCTTCTCAGGAGCGTGCTGTGAAGAACGCCGAGCACGAGACGCTCGCAGTGGTGATCTACGAGAGCCATGTCCGAGAACGTCGAGAATCGCAGTCGAAGTTCGGCGCGGTGATCCCATCGTGGCTGATGCTCACGGCTGAAGAGCGGGACAAATGGCGCGACAAGGCCAAGGATACCGCCGCCGAGATCGAAGGCCGGTGGGCTCGGGAGTTTCAAGGGGACTTCTGATGTTCGTCACTAAGGGCAGCGCGGCAGTCATATATCGTCTCCACTCGACGGTGATGGAACTTGGCGAGCGAGAGAAACCCGCCAGCAAATATGCCCATGCCGACATCTACAATTTCGAGATGTGCGGAATCCCTTTCCGTATCTCCTATCACGAAGAGGAAATGGGTCCTGAATACAGCAGGGAACGCATTTACTGCTGGATCGAAGCCCCACACTGGTGTGCCAGATGGCATAGTGGAATGGTCGCCGGGCCGGTTCTGCGTGGGTCTCGTGAGGCAATGATCCGAGACCTAACGATGTGCATGTTGTCCGGGGAACTCGCAGAGTGATCCGTATCGTTCTCAAAAATCCAGACTATCCGCAATACTGGACGAATTTCGTGGCGGCGTGCGGCAAGAAAGATCATCTCAGCGCCGACCGACTATCCGTGGGGCTCCATACTGACGCCAAAGAGGCTGTGTTGGAGTATGGCGGAAGATTGGTTGTCGAACCCGTGAGAAGAAGATATAGACGAAACAAGCGCTGGGTCTATTATGATGACCCAAGTGCCGTTCTCGTTTTCGAGGACGATACCGATGCCGTGATGTTCAAGATGAGATGGTCATGATTAGTCGGAAAATAATGCCGCAGTATCGCTGGTATATCGGCGGCGGCCCGATGAAGAAGGGCGCGGAAATCCGCCAAGACCTGCTGCTCGAAGCCGTGCGGCTGGCGCGCACCTATGCGGAACAGGGCGAACGCCCCTCGACCCGCCCCGGCGTGAGCCTGCACCACGAGGGTGGCCGCGCGTTCGACCGTCACGCCCGTCGCATGGTCAAGGATGGCCTCCTGAAGATGGAGCGCTATGCTTTCAAGCAGTCGTCCCACGGCGGCTCGAACGACATTTCGTGGTCGGTGCTCGTGCCGACCGAAAAGGGCTTCGAAGAGGCCGACCGTCTTCTTTTGAAAAAGGCTGCCTGATGCATTTCTCTCGCCAAGAAATTTTCCTGTTCGGTCTGCTGATCGGGCTGGTCGTCGCTATCCCGCTGTCGTGGGTTGCCCACATCCTCGCCTATGTGCTGGTCTGGGCCATCTTCATCGCGGTCGTGGTCATGCTCGTGGTGAAGTGGTTCACCGGAAAATTCCGCATCCCCTAAATGACCATCGCCTACGACAGACAGGCGACTTTCGTAACGCTGCCGACAGACATCGCGTTCGATCATATCATTCGCGGTGAGATGCCGGTCACGTCGATGCCGCAGCTTCAGCCGGAGTGCGCGCTCTGGTGCAAGACGAACTTGCGTGGTCATTACGGCGCGCAGGAGAGGGAGAACGCGCCCGTCCTCCACAAGGATGGAATCATCCGCACGTCCTATACCTACTCGATGTGGTTCGAGTTGCTCGAAGACGCCACCCACTTCAAACTGCGGTGGTTCTGATGATCGAATACGAAGTCATGCGAATGGGCTGCGGCCCGGCCTATTGCCGCAAAGACGCCATCCACATGGCTGTCGTGCAGTTGATGCGCGACTCACTGAAGCGAGGCGTTGACCCGCACGTCGATGACGTGAATTGGGACTTGTTCATCCGTCACGTTCGCGGAGAGGTTATCACCGCCGAGCGCCCGGATGGCATGACGCACTGCGTGGTGCTGAGTATGTTCTTCAAGTCGGAAGCCGACGCGGTGATGTTCAAAATCCACTACGGCGAATACATGTCGCCGAAGGTGCTACCCGACAAACATTTTCACAAGGACCGCGTTGTTGCTGTCAGACGGCATCGTAAGCGCAACGCCCCGGTCGCCCTCGACTAGGCTATAGTTCTCCACGCCTTCGAGCAGATGACGAATGGCGTCAGCGTCGGCCGCTTCCCCCAAGATGAACATCTGATCCCGCTTTGGGAAGCCGTCGAGCATGGCCACGAAGGCGTTGTGGTCATCGAGCGCGCGGAACCAAACGCCCATCTGCACGCCAATGAAACCACCGATGTGACTGTCGGATTCGTCCCATTCGAACCACGTCCCGTGGTGATCGACGAGGACATTTTTCTTGCCGAGCTTCTTGATGAAGGCGTCGATCCGTTCCCGTTCATACGGGCTGGGATCATTCACGGTCATCCCGCACCATCCCTTTTTGTAGCGTGAGCGAGTGGTTTTCCACAGCGGGTCCATCTCATTCTCTTCGCCGGGATAGATCGTCCAGTAGTTCAGTTCGAACGGATTGCTCGTCTTGGAGTTCGAGACTTGAGGGCGCCACGCATTGGCTTTGCCTCTTCCACGGAGTCGCGCCATCTCTTTTTCAAACCAAATTTTGTGTCGTTCGTTGCACTTGGCCAGCCACTTCCGAGTGCGCTCACGTTCTTTGCGCTGTTTCTCGGTCAGAGGCGGCGCAGCCGGAGCCGTGGTGGTGTAATAGGTGATCTTGACCGTCACGCCATTGGTGCCCGTGGTGCTGGTGTTCCAGTTATTCATCTCGTCCACCAAAGCGAATTTCAGGACGGGGGTCAAGCCTAAATAATCCTATGTCTGGAATGCGTAAACTCATCAACATCGTAGAGAGTGCGACGGTGCAAGATGCCGAGCTTGATGAGGTGTATTCCCGCAACAACGTCTACTTGCAAAAATACATGCAGGAGCACGAGTTCGACCCGTATCGTCACTGGAATGAGGTGTGCAACTTCCTAGACCGAAATGGTTACATGGAAGAAGCATCGGCCGCCGCCGGGCGCGAGATCGAGGACGAAGAAGAGCTTCGTGAGGAAGAACCGGACCTGTTCTACCGGTTGCCGGAAGACCTTCAGAAACGCTGTGCCGAAGTCGTGGTCGAAGAGTTGCTCGCCCATGATCCTGCCGAGGCGCCGACTTGGGCGCACATGGACCTGAAGGGCAAGAAGATGCTCCCCCGGACGACATGGCTCGTCCATTTCACAGACAAGCCCTACGACATTCGGTCGCACGGCTTCACAATCGGCA